CAGCAGGTACTGTATAAACAGCCATTTCTGTTTGACCTGCACCTAAAGGAATAGAAGCATAAATAGTACCTGTAGGAACACCAGCACTTGCCCCGGTGTTTGCAAGATAAATAGTTCCTGCAGCAACTCCACCTGAACCAGCAAGAGTAATATACATACGATAAACTCTTATCCAAGATGTTTGAGTAATTTTCTGCGTCTGACCAGTAAGTGTAATGTCTTCTTCTACTTCATTATAATCAGCGTCAAGACCAATAATTTTTACAGAGTTAGCACCTGTTCCACCATTCGCATCATCACCACTGCTAGAACTTACATACAACTGAGCCGCAGCAGTAGGGTAAGAATATATACCACCTTGTGACCAAAGGGTTTCTTCTGTTCCATTAATATCTGGATTATATCCAAACTTGTATACCGATTCATGAAAAGCAATCTGTTCCCTAGAAACCTGTAGTTCCCAAGGCTCATGCTTTCCTGTACGTGTCATTGAACTAGGAATACCCATTAGTATAACCTATTATGTCCTGATTGTTTCTTACCTTTTTTAGCACTTATCTTACCACCAGACTTAAAACTAATACCAAATATGGTAGACTTCTTAGCTTTAGAAGGTTTTGCCTTTTGTGGAAGAGGCTTTGTCTTTGTTACTTTTTGAGGTTTAGGTTTACCTCTGGTAACTTTCTGTGCTCTATCTTTAATAGGATTAGTATCAATTACTTTACCAGATGGTGTTTTTCTAACAGGTTCTGCTTCCATACCTAAAGCTTTAAGTAATCTGTTAAGTTGTTCCGCACTGGTATCTCTTTCTATTAGTGACATTAAAATTCTCCTGTTTTCATAGCATCACTTAGTTTCTTAGCCCGTTGACCTACCTGCCTTGCCCATTTTGAATCCATCATTTCAACACTTGCAGCTTCAAAGTTTTCGTCATAGATTGCGTTCCACATCTTCTTAAACTTACACAATCTTGGAACACCCATATTAAAAGCCATATCCATTAGTACTAACTGACGTACACCGTCTAGCTTTTCTACACAAGGATGGACAGCACAAAGCTCACGTTCAACTATTTTTACATCATTCATTGCAAGATAACGAGCATCTGCTTCTGAAATACCATGTTGATAGACAGCATCCATACTTGGATAGTCCATATAGTCTAGCTCTTCTTTGCTTATTCCACGGTCTTTTAAGTTTCTACCAATACCTATTGTGTCTATGCCAAGAGTATCCTTGTAGACAGTAAGAACCATGCCTTCATGTTCTATAAGCTTATCTAAGAAATGTGACTCACTGTATTTCATTTTTTACTAAACCCAAAATAAGATGCGACCAGAGCCGACAGGCTTCCATACATCATCATCAGTATGGCTTCCGCACTGGCAAACCTTGCCGGACTTACAAGCACAGCTATCGTTGCTACAACCATCATTACAAGAGCAGTCCATGCCATGTACCGCCTGTTCTTTTGATACGTTTTCTTGTCTGTTATTAATGACTGATTCTCCATTATTTTCTCTTAAATATATCTAGTCCTGAAACCTTACCGTCTGGCGTAGTATATGTTGCATCAAATGGATTATAAAACCCACCTATTGGACTAGATGTTCCACCAATAATATTTTGTAGATACAGTCTACGTTGTACAGGGTCAGACAAATCAAGAGTCTGTGTACCTACACCCTTCTGATAATAAGCATTAGGTGTAATCGCAGGTGTAGCAGAAACTGCAGCAGCAGGTGCTCCACCACCATTAGATTTTTGGTTGTCACCATCAGAACCAGTTGTTCTTTCACCTACTCTTGTTCCATCAGGCATTTCTACATAAGCAATATTACCAGCACTATCATATTTAACTGTACCCCCTGCCTGAACACCTGTTTGCATTTCTCCTATACGCCCTGCAGCAAGCCCTGCTTTAGTTCTTGTAATACTAGGAACACCAGTAACTTGTCTAACTAATCTAGCTAAAGGAGAAAGGTTTTCTAGTTTTGTTACTGCTTTTGTAATAGGGCTTTTAAAATATTCTGAAGCTTTTTCTGCAAGGACATTTAAATCTTCTCTTCCCTGTTCACTTAAAAAATCTCCACCTCTTCCAGTTTTAGAATCATAATCACGAATAGTTATAGCAGATGTTTGTTCTTCATCCTGTAAACTTGGGTCATACCCACCAAAACTTACACGAGAAGGTCTGCCTGTGTCTACACTTCTGCCTCTAGCAGCAACTTCTTGTCCAAACATTTCTGCAATTTCTGCATCTACATCGTCATCGTCATATGCCCCACCATCATCTGAACCAGAATCTGAAGAACCAGAATCTGAAGAACTACTAGAAGAAGCAGCTTCACTTTCACCTTCACTTCCACCACCACTGTAGGTATCACCACCACCAAAGTCACCCTGAAGAGACATTAAGCCACCGGGAGCACGGTTTGGTTTACCATCAAGAGAGCCATAAAGGTTAGCATCAATAAGTATTTTCTGTTCAGCAGGAGTAATGTAAGCAAGCTCTGCAACTACGTGGTCAGGAGAAGACAGCCACTGTTTAGGTACAGTAACTGTTTCTACATCACCAAGATAGTTATAACCACCATCTAGTTTCTTAGGCTTAACCTTTTTATTAAGGCGAATATCCTTACCTGTTTTGGCATTAGAACCATAAACAGGAATACCTGCCAAACCTTTTGTGCTTGTCTTTTTGTTTTTCTTTTTTGCCATTATTCTGTTACCTTTCTTAGTGGCTGTCCTGTTAGAGCACCCTCTAATCTTTTAAGTCCTTGAATTAATTCTGGTGGAAACTTTCTTTCTACTAACATATTTTTTATTTGTCCTGAACTTATACTATCAGGTACAAATACTCCTTGACCTTTATCGCCTTGAGCTAGTCCATATATTAAGTTAGGATTAATTTTATATTTACCTTTACCTGTAGAAGCTTTAACTATATTGTCAATTCCATATTTTGTTTTATATATTTTACCATCTTTTCCTTTTTCATAAAACTCCACATTTCTAAAAACATTAACTTTATCTGCCATACGAGCCATAGCTTCTTTCTTAGCCAGTTGTGTTTCTACATATTTTTCAAGTATATCATTAACATCCTGTTGTGTAAGTTGTTTATCAGCAACAGTTTTTAAATAAGCAGAAAATTCTGCAGATGCTTTATTAATTTCTTGAGAGTCTTGATAAAGACTATAGCTAACAGACTTATCTAAATTCATAGTATTATTTCTTATACCTGTAGCAAAGAAAGTTGCTGCATCATCTTTACGCATAGGAAACCCTGCAGCAGTTTGTCCACGACCTTCACCACGTAACATCTCAGACTGTTTAGCATTAAGATATTTTTGACCTGCCTTAATACTTCCCGGTATACCTACAGATAAAAGACCCTTTACTCTTTCCTCAGTACTAAGCTCATTACCTTCTGCGTCTACACCACGATAAGCATTAATAACTGCTTCAGTTAAAAACTTTTCTGATACAAATGGTGAGTACAGTTCAGCTATTGCATCTGGTAACGCATCATCTAATTCTCTTTGTGTAATGTCTTCTCCTGCAAGGACACGGGCAATGATTGCACGAGTAGGTCCTTTAATATACTGCATTGAATCAAGAGTACCTGAGTCAATAAACCTTGTCATAATTTCACCTGTGGTAGAATCTCTATAAAAAGGCTGAGTAAATACTTTTTCTGTATTTTTTTGATAATCAGGTACAGTTAAATTAACTGCACGTATTTCATTTTCAGATATACCCATTTGGTTATTGTTATTGTTAATAGCAAACTCTATACCTGCAGTTGTTGCACCAATACCTGCAAGCCTACGCATACCGATTTTTATTAACTCAGGATTATTGGTTCTCTTTCCTTCTGCAATATCTTTAGCACCCTGCATAATAATGTTTTTAGTTGTACGGACCATTTCCGCAGGAAATGTTGCATATGTACCAAATGGTAAACGAGCCAATGCACGAACTGCAGGTGCAGCAGTAGTATAAGAAGGCATAGTATTACGAACTGTTTCAGTTGCTTTATTAAATATTTCTTCGTCTGTTAAATTTGGAAATGCTTTTTTATATGCATTATATTCTGCTTGGAAAGCAACAATTTTACCATAGTCATCTACGCCACCATAAACTGCAGACATCCCTCTGAAAGGAGCTTTAATTGCTTTAGTAAGAGCACCTTCTACACCTTCTGCACCATCACCAAATCTATCAATATTCTTTTTAATATTTTCTGCTACTACACTAGAATCAATAATGCCTCTGTTTTTTAGTGCTTGTAAAAATTTAAGAGTTTCTTCATCTCCCTTTGCAGCTTTTTCATACATAGCTTTAGCAGATTTAATAGCTTCTTTAACAACTCTTGGACGATATAGTACACCATTCATAGCTAACTGTTGTACCATACCATAAGTATTAACCAAGTGAGCAGTATGGTCAAACACTGTTTCCATAGCCTGACCAACAGCAGCAGGTTTAGCAAAAATATTTAACCATCCCTTACCTACAGGATTGTCTACACCAAAAGTATCAATACCTTTGTCAAGCATATCACTAAATTCTTTTGTTGTAACAAACTTGTTTAGTCCAACAGATTCACCACCTGCACCAAAAGCACCTAACTCTTTTTGTGCAAGAGATTCTAAAGACTCTCTTACATCTAAACCTGAAGGAGTTATTTCTGCTTTGCGTAAAAATGTTGCAGTTTCTTCTGGTAAAAAAGGAAACAAACCTTTTATTCTAACATTTCTACCTACATTTTGTTCAGCAAAATTTTTAATATCTTTAATATAATTTGCTTTAGCAATAAGTTTATTTTGATTGGTCATGGTTTCTGTAAAGTTTCTTACAGGGTCTTTAACCTCACCAAGCAATTCTAATATTGGTCTATCAAGGTCTTTTCTACCACGAAGAATTTTAGCAGAAGGTCCACCAGTACCATTGGATATTAATTCAGACAATACACTAACAGAGTTTTTAGTTTTTCCTCTATCAACCATATCCATAATTAATCCATTAATTTGTTCAGGAGACAAACTAGGATTATTTCTTGCTAAATGTATTTGTGCATTACGAACAGCAGACAATACGTCAGCATTGTGTGGTGTATCTGATAGTTCATTTTTAATTGCTTTAGCTACATCTTTAGACCATTTAGGATTTGTAGAAAATTCAAATGTTCTGGTAAGATATGCACCACCTGTGTCAGGGTCTATTACTGCCCGAAGCTGACTATCATCGGGTAAATTTAATGCATCTAAAATTCTTCTTGAATTATTATCAATCTTAGTACGCATACGCATTACTTGATTTACTATATTTTCAGGTATCTGTGCCATTTCTTGTGCAGATAATGTCTCACCCATAAGTAAACGATTTACTAACTGCTTATCTACATTAGAATTTTTTAATGCTTTTTCTAAAGCTCTTGCTTCTTTTTGTATAAGAGCAGAAGAAGCTTGAACAAACTGGTTCTTTCTAATAAAAGCTTCAAATAAAGGTTGAGGTAATCCTGCAGTAGAAGTTAATGCTCTACCAAGTTTAGTATTAATCTTTGCTATAGCTTGACTAATTTGACCACGTTGATTAAATATACCGGGAGATGTTTCTTCTACAGTTGCTCTTGTAGCAGTAGCTGTAGGTGTTCTACTTATAGGCGTATTAATACCTTGGTTACGTACAGCATTAAACCTACCTAATAATCTTCTACTTCCACCTTTTAATAATCTAAAAGCAATTGCAGCAGGTATAGCAATAATACCACCTGCAATAGCAGAGTCTACTATTTGTTTTAATCTACGTTCTGCTACACCATCATCAGGGTCAATAGCTAATTGTTGTAAAACTTCTTCACTTTCTGGAACAAGTGCAGCAAACTCTGTCACAAATGTTTCGTCTTCTCCACGAGACAACACATCAGCAGTTACACCTATTGCTCCAACTTTAGCTGTTTTACCTAATTTTGTTACAGGCTTTATAAACTTTGTAGCTTTAGTAACACCTGCAACAGGAACAGCAAAAGAAGTAAGTTCAGCAGCAATACCTTCAGGAGATACAGATACTTCTCCTAAATAAGGAACATCTATAGAACCAACATCTGAAAGTTTAGGGTCAAATGTTTCTTTAGCTGCATAAGTTATTTGAGTAGGCAATGTCTCGTCAAGAAAATCTGCCGCATCTTGTAATGCACCTTCTACAGTTTTTCTCGTTTCTTTACCGCCAACAAACTCTATTACATCACCGCCTACTTGACCTATATCTTCTGCAACTTTACCAACTGCAGAACCTACAATTTTACCAAGGTCAAATGTAGTGTCTTCTGTAAGAGTACCTGCTTTTTTTCTACGTTCATACTCCTTATCAACAGACATAAACTTATCAAAGTTAATACCTTGTGCTTCCAAAAGCTCTTTTAATTGAGCCTTGGTTTTAATATTACCAGCAGTTATTTCTGATTCTACACTTTGTTTTAAGTTATAAAACTCTTGTGTATTAGGAGCAATAGCCATTTATTATTCTAATCCTTGAATTAACTCGTCAGCTTTTTTACCTGTTTCAGTTCCTGTTACATCAGTGCTTTCAGATGGACTAGCACCAGCACCACCACCACTTATATCAGAAACTTGTGGCCCCATTGTAATTGTTCTTTGAGCAGCTTGAAAACCACCTGTTTTAAAAGATTCTAATGCAGAATTTAAAAGTCTTGCAGCTTCTTCTGCTTGTTGCTCACTTCCTTCATAAGATTCTGTAGCTGGATTCCACGTCATTTTTGCTCTTTCTTTAGCTTGACGTGCTAAAGCATTATATGTTGTAGCATCTATAGTATTTGCGTCTGTAGCTTCAATAACATCTCCAAGAGTAGATGCTTGAAGTTGCTGTAATTTAATAGCTGCCTCTGCTTGGGTTAGCTTACCTGAAGCTAAATCTGCTTCAATCTGTTCTAATGCATTTTGTACTGCTTGTTTTTGTTCATCTGCATACATTGCAGCTTCAGCAATCTGACCAGCCATTCCCTTTTCAGGGTCTGCTGCAGCATAACCTAATAGTAAATCAGATATATACTCAGCAGGTCCTGCTTGTTTTTCTAACCTAGCTTTTTTTTCTGCTGCTAGACGTTGTTGTTCTTGTGTAGTTTCTTGTAATTGTTTTTGATAATCAGTTAAACCTGTTTGCATTTTTAATAAAGATTCTAGCAAAGCAGCTTTAGGGCTTACTGTCTGTTCAGTTGTATCTTCTTCTACATCAGAACCTACAGTTGTACCTGCAGCTAATCTATTTACCATACCAGACAAACCACCTTGTGAACGGAAAGCTACATGACCACCCTCTTTAAATAATCCAAAACCACTACCTATTTTACCTACTGCACCAAGAACACCTGCAAGGTTTTGTGTAGCAGAAGGTTTAGCTACAGGTTGATATCTTGAAAAGCCTTGTAGAGGCATTTGATATACAGTAGATTGATATTGTCCAAGAGCTTCATATGGGAAGTTTAACTGTCTTTCATATTCTTGTCTTGCAATATCAAGACCTGCTTGTGTCATACCACGTTGGGCTTCACCTACACCTGCAAGAGCAGACAACTCTGCCATTGCTTGTTGTGGTACTGTTTGTCCTAGCTGTGCAAGACTAGAGGCTACACCTCTTTCTCTACCTAGCTGTTCACCAAATGCTTTTCTTGCATCTTCAAATGCACGTTGAGAACCACGGGTTTGGATATCTGCTAGTTGTTGTGCTTGGTTACGTAATGTTTCGGCTTCAAGGATTGCTTGACGTGAACCACCATAGCCACCTGCACCTGCAGCCTGTGCTCCAATTTGTTGCATCTGTTGTGGAAAGTAACGAGAAGCTTCACGTTTTTCAACGTCTACGACTGCTTGTTGATAAGGAGACATATAAGCAGCAGCTTCGGTAGGAGTAAACTGACGGGCTGCTCCTGCTGTTAAAGCAGTGGCAGGGGCAAAGTATTGTTGTCCTGTACCTACAAGTCCTGCAATCCCACGCATGGCTGCCTGTTCTTCAGGAGCAAATCCTGCAATCTGAGGACCTTGATAAGTCTGATACCCTGCAGCTTTCTTCTGCTGGTAAATCTTACCTGCTTCTCCTAAAATTTCCTTTAGACCAGATTTATAATCTGCTGGCGGTGTATATTGTGCAACCATTAGGCTAACTCCCTTAACATTTTGTCTCCGTCAATTTCCTTAATTTGTTTGCGTGTTCCCGTTGACTCTTCACGAACATCTCCTAAAAACTTATCTAGTTTTTCTGCACCTGCATCAGATGAACCATTACCAAGATTAGATACTACATCGGCAGGTATTACATATTCATCTCTACTAAGAAGTGCTTTATCAATAACTGGGTCACCTTTAACTTTAAATAAAATATCGTCAGACATACCGTCCATAGAACCACCACCACGTTTTACGTCCAACATTCCTTCAAATGGGCGTTTACCCCCTGCAAGTGCTGCAATTCCACCCTGACCTGAAAAATTTCCTTCGTTTAAGGGCTGCTGAGTGGGCATCTCCATAGGCTGATTAGGAATCATACCCGGCATAGGCACTTGTGGCTGTACGGGCATTGTAGGCTCAGGAATTGGTGGTTCGTTAAATTGGGCTATTTTATTACGCCCATAGTTCATTAATTCCTGCATTGCCTCTTTACCAGTCATATCTTGGTTAATTAACCCTGCTAAACCACTCATTGCTTCTTCTAAATTAAAAGCTTCAGGCAATCCTGTCATAGGATTAGATGTAAGTTTACCCATTGACCGTAGCATATTTATTTCTGGCTTAGACATATGTACCAGTTCTGTGTCACCCATACGTCCTTTCATAGCAAGTAAGTTTGCTATGCCACTTTGAGGTGCTTGTCTATTTGTAAAATATGCCATTATAGTTTTGCCTTATTTGGTGTCATGTAATTTGATTGTGCTTTAGTCATATCTGCTTGGAAATTACTGCTTTTATTATACAACGAACCGAGGTTATATGCCATACCTTGTACAGTTTTAGTTCCAAAATAGTCAGTTGTTACAGTAGTTCCACTGTTTACATTACTAACATAGGTACTATTATTAATTAAATTAAAATATTCTTCTTTAGTCATTAGTTTAAATCTACCCATCCTGTACTACTTACATAACCTTTAAACTTTTCTTCACCTAAAGAAAATGCAATATCTCCCGGAGAAGGTCTACCTATTTCGGTAACAGTAACTACACTATATACTTTAGTTGCAGGTCTGCTATTTATTTCTTCGTCCCTAACATCAAGTTCAAAAGTTAATGTATCTGTATATTGTTGTAACTCAGTATAAACTTGTACAGCATCCATAGTCTTTGCCATAGAGTAGTTAGGAAGTTTAGGATAATTAGGCATTACCGTTCACCATCTGGTTGTACGTTAGCTCTTACCTTACCCCAACGCCATGAACTATTTGAACTTGCAGACACAATAATTTCTGCTTGTCTTCCCCTACCTCTTAAATCAATTTTCTTTGTAGAACTATTAACGGTAAATGGACCTTTTGTAGTTACCGTTCCGTTTGGATATTCTTGGAAGTTAATAGAAAACTGAAGATTACCATTATTAGTAAATGTATAGTCAGGAATAATCCTGTCTACAAATAATATTTTATCTCCATCTTCAATATCAAAAGATGCAGATTCAATATAAGACGAAAGTATTTTACCATCTCCTGTATATACATTATCTGGTTCATTATTCCATACATAGTTATTTGCCGTAGCAGAAACTTTACCTGTTGCAATGGTATTATCAAAAATACTACGGTCAGCAAATGTACTGTAGAAAGATGTACCAAATACCCATGTATTTTCTGCAACATTATATATTACATATGAATCTGGTTCTTGAGAATTTGCAGAAGGATATAACCAAATAATTTCTCTAAACTCAGAGTTTACTCCTGCAAATACTTTATCTTTATTTACCATATTAAAGCTATCAAAAAGATATCTACGTACAGTACAATCTAGTTCTCTTACTCTACCATCAAAAGCATAGAAGTTATTATCACCCATCCAGAAAGACACACCATCAACATCAACTGCTGCATGAGGTGCAATCAATCCACAGTTAGTACCTACATTCTGAAAGTTAAAGATAAAAGGTGGACCTGAAAAAGATTGGATAAACATTGCATTGTCTGTCCAAATATGAATACCATTACGAGAACGTATTGCTCCCATAATTTTTGTACCACCAGTAAGAACAACTTCACCTGATGTACTAGAAATAGAAGGTGTCCAGTTGTTATAGTTTTCTTGGTCTGACCAACGAACCAGCATAGGATTATATTCACCTGTACCAAATTCATTACATCCATAAGAAACAAGATGTCTATCATTAGGAGACACACGAATGTAGTTATTAACAGAAGGAGAAGCAGATACAACTACTGCACGTTCTGGTGTTACAGATGCATCTACATCAAGATGGTAAATTCTACCACCCCTACGACAGGCTACTAAGTCTTCTCCCCAGTTATCTAAAGTCCATTGAGAATTTAGGAAAGTAACAGCACCTGCAGCAGCAGGTCTATTCCAAGCTCTAGCCCCTGTGGTAGATGCTCCAGCATTATATACACCTGCTCCATAACCAGTTCCCTGTACAGGAACAGTACCTTCTACATTAAGAATAAATTCTAAATCTGCAGTACCACCATCTGTGTAGGTAGCTGCTGCAGACGTTGTTGCAGAAATAGTAAAAGTATTTAGACCTGCAACTGCAACTACAGAATATTCACCATCAAGAATAATACCACTATTACCAATAGAAGTAGCAGAAGTAATAAATATTCTATCATTTACAGACACACCATGATTAGTAATACTAATACTAACAAGAGGTGAGTTTAGTTGTGTACTCATTACACTTGTCAAAGATATTGCAGAGACAAATGGAGTTACATCAAATAGTTCTGAGGATTGTACAGCATAAAGAAATTTTTCTGTACCAAAAGACATAAGTTTTTTAGTGTCATTATCTGACCATGTAAGCAAGTCACGAGCAATACCAGTGTAATTATCTGACACTGCTTTGGTATAACCTCTTAAATTTTCTGGCTTACCTTCTCTAAAACGTACCCTGTTTCCATCATACCATTTTCCTCTTTCAGAATATTGGGTAGATTCTCTATGAAAACCGGGTTCAAAATTAAGAGTAGTAAGTCTTCCTGCTGTAGAAGCCATAACTTACCTTTTCATGTCTTGAATTGCTACCATGTCAATAAATGCAGTTGTTACACTTGCAGATACTTCTACACTACGTACAGAGTATGCAAGTAAATCTACCGCACTAATAGATGTTGTTATTGTTGGAACTGTACCATTATTAAATTTAAAATCATTAGCAAATGAAAGTGTTTTACCGCCACTAGTTGCATCTTGTACTACATATATAATACCCTGTTGACCTACATTAATATTATCTGGCTGTCTTAATGTGCTATCTGCACTTACTTGAAATACAAAGTTATTACCTGCTTGCATATCAACTGCAAAAATACTTGTATCAGACACTGCAATAGTTACAAGAGGTGAGAAAGCATAACCTGCACTTACTTTAATCTGACTATTAAACTCGTTGTCTGAACCAATTACATTTGAGTAACCAATACTTGAATTAACATAACGAATGTCAGTAGTAGACAATGCCATAAGTTTAGGATTAACTGCAGTTGTATTAGCAATAAATACTAAGTTACCTGTTGCAGTGACAGAAGTTACAGGGTCAACAGTTGTAGTTTGAATTTCACCAATACTTGTCAGTACATTTCTATCTGTTGCATCACCAAATTTTAAACCTTTAGAGTCTAACCCATATACATTTACACCATCAGATGCAATTAGAAATGTAGAAGCACCAGTAGTAGAAGTAGGTACAGTAAATCCAGTAGCAGTTGCCCCTGCATTAATAATACGTAGAGTACCAGTTGCAGAAGACTGTGTTACTTCATTGTGTACAATATAAAACTTAGACTGTGCAGGTAAGACAATATTAGCTGCAGATGCACTAACTACATAACCAAGTAGCTCAAGCATTGCAGAACGAGCCTCGTCAGGATTACCATCATTAGTTGTAAGTGTATTGTCATTAACTAATTGTACACCTGCAGTGCCAACAGTTGTATAAGAACCAATGGCATCGTCTAACAGGTCAATAACATTTTGGTTTAGAATATCACCCCAAGAGTTTGGATTTTCACCATCCGCTTGTTTTTCTAATCTAATTCTACTAGTATATGAAGATGCCATAATATATCCTTATAAATTTACATTATTCTAATTATATAATAAAATTACTTTTTAGACAACAGATTGTCCAGTTTATCTTCTACTCTATGTAATGCAGCCATTACCTGTTGCATATCATCTCGTAGTTCCATTCTTGTTGCATATTCTTCTCTTGTTTTATTCAAAAGAATTTGTATACGTTTTACTTCAGAAAACATTTGTTTAAATGCCCAAAAAGCAGGAGCAATAACTATTGTTAAAATAATATTCCAAAATAACATTGCACTTATTTCCATAGTACATTACACCTTATTTAACATAGAAGGCCAATTATTAATAGGCTGATTACCTTCAGCTTTAGTAACACCATTAGATACAGTTGTAGGTGCTTCCCACAAAGCAACAATGTCACCAATAGAAGTACAAGCATCAATTGCAGTTTTAATTTGTGTAGCACAGGACACTACTGCTGCCCTATATTCTGTTACACTTGTATTAATAGTTCTACTTCTTTCTGTATTTGCAATAACCATCCAATCGGTAGGCTGAAGCAAACTGTTAGCAGTAGTATTTGTTTGTCTTTTAAACTGTGTTTTTAATCCTATTGTATATACAGGAAAACCATTATCATCAGTAACAGTTACAGAAGTTTTAAAGTCAAGATTAACTACATCGTCTAAAGCTTTTGGAATAAGACTATCATCTGCATTTCTACCCCAATAAAATCTATTATCATAAGGTGTAGGGTCTGCTTCCCATACCAATCCTTTATCTGCTTTTTGTTCTGCAGACCAAGTACCCCAGTTAGCAGGATGTTGATAACCATTATTATCTGTCCATGCTCTACCAAGTTTAATTGTTTTATGTCCGTATTTCCATGCCATGTTTATTATCTCCTATCTGGCGTTGGCTGATTTAAAAGGTGCTTCTGCCACCGCATAAAATATATAGGTTTGGGCAGACGTATTTGACCCCCCACTAGTTGTTCTTATTTTAAAGCCATTTGCTGTAAAGTCTGCCGCAACAAAATTTGACGTTGTGTCTTCAGCTACATTAGAATGTGGGAATAAATTTGCATTAACACCATTATCTGGGTCTCTTTTTGCGTCAACTGTAATCCAACCAAATGAGCCAGTGCTTTTTACAATTAAAAAAGCTGGTCTAAACCCACAGTGTACAAATGGACCGTCTGCCGAACCATTGCCCGTATAACTGCCTATCTTGCTGTAGCCTTTAACCGAATGAAATATATACTGCACATAAGTACCATTTATAATAAATACCCCAGAAGTATATCCAACTGTGGTTGCTGTCATATTTGATTGGTCAAAATATGCACCATTGATTTCGCCACTTGTACTATTTAGTTTTAATGCCCTGCCTGTTGCGGCATTAGGTAAATCTTTATGCCATACCCACCAATCACTAGTGCTATCTCTTCTTTTCAAAATAACCATTTCTGGTGCGGCTGTTAAACCATGTCCAGTTGTAAAGTTAATATAACTAGAAGGAGCAGTGAAAGTTCCTACAGAAAACCCTGCCGTTGTATTTGCGCTGATTGTGCTGGTGATAGACCCATTTGTATTGCTGGATGTGCTGTTCCCAGCCAGCCAGTTCCATGCGACATAGCTCACGCCAGATGTATTATATGTACCAGATAGAGAACCATCAGTAACAGTAAATCCATCAGAATCTAAACTATCTAAAGAACCAAAATTGCTGTGCCAAGTTGCGTCAAAAGCAGACTCAGCGGATGTGCCTTGTGTAGTCAAAGGTATTAAACCATCAGCATCGCTCCCACGAACCGAATCATGTAGAACGTGTCCCTCTGTACCACTTCTTGATTTTACCCAATTAAAATCCGGCTGAAAACCTACATTTGTCAATGCACGACTAGATGTTCCGTCACCAGTCCATAACAAAGTATTGAAATAATCGTCTGGCGCAGTGATAGCTGGTGCTGGCAGATTGCTAGTAGTCAGCGCAAGGAAGCCTGTAGGAGGCGCATAGTAGAAGTCACCAACCCCATTATCATCAGTGTTGCCTTGCGGTGTAGCATTGCCAGCAAAGGAACTGTCCTGACCAAAGTTAGCAGTGCTGGCATATCCAGATACATTACTGAACCCCATTTTATATAGCTTGTCAGCATCTATAGATGTTCCACCAGTTCCTGCTGCAGGGTCAGCAGAGTTTTCCCAAATTCCGTTTTTAGCCCAATATGCTTTAGCATTATCAAAATCAAGAGCAATGCTAATAATATCACCCGTTGTATAAGAAGAAAGTGTGTCTATGCTGGCAGTATTATTGTAAAGTCCTCCACTAACAAGCCAACCCCAAGAACCAGCAGTAGCCCCAGCGTATGCGGCTGCGCCATTTATATCAAAGTTGTCGTGACCAAATCCAATAAAGCCGTTTGCCCCTTGATTGGCATATACTTCGTAATACCATTTTCCAGAGGAATGTTGCTGGGTAGCAACTGCTGAACGCCAATTAGAAGCATTTCCTAGTGCGGCTTTTAGATTTCCCTCACTAAATGTTGTTACAGAATTTGAATATAGGCTTTGAATTGGATTTAACGTAGCAAAGTTACCGCCAGTCACAGGGCTATCCGGCACGACATCAGTATTGTTTAGGGCGTTGGGTGTCCAGTTATTCTGATTGCCAGAAATATCTCCAAAGAAAGTGGCATTCCTTGTTTCGGCAAAGGCCATATAGAAATATGTTGAACCAGAAGCGTTTCCATCAGAACCTGTTGTATTCATAGTAAAGCCATCACTGTCAAATGTTACATCATAAGGTGATACGGTTTGTTCTGCACTGGATGAATTTGGATAAAGTCTTTTGTTTTTATCATCCTCAACAACTCTAGTGTTGTCGTGAATAATCCAGTTGCCAGAGCCACCAGAAGTGCGCTTGTACATCAGCCAAGCTGGCTTAAATCCTAGACCAGTAATGCTGTTCCCAGATGCTCCTGTTCCTGTATAAGACCCAATTTTCGAGTATCCTGAGATAGACGCAAATGAATATGCTACATAATCATCTCCATTGCCATTTACATTATTAGTAAGTCCTAATGTAACCACAGAAGATGTTGGCGCAGTATTATTCCATCTGTTTGTTTCTGTTGTCCCTGCAACAGTACTACTTAATTCAAGATATTTAGTTGCTCCTGTTACAGAAGTATAGGTGTTCCAAGCACTAGTATTATTCCTACGTTTTACAATGACCATCTCTGGGGTAACACCTAGCCCATGACCAAATGTAGAACCTGATGTACCGTTCCCTACGTAGGTGGTTATGCTGAAACCTTTTGCAGTATTTGCTTTAACACGGCTTTCAATAGAGCCATCAGTGTTTACTGGTGATATTAAGTCCTGACCACCAGCAAAAGCCATATAGATATATGTGCCGCCAGAGGCGTTGGTATTTGAAAATCCGCTTAACCACTCAAACCCATCGCTGTTAAACTGATAGGTGTTATTAGCGGCAGACTCTGCGTCTGACAGATTTGCCTCAAACATATTGCCAGTAATACCACCACCGCTAATGTCACGAATGTTGTCAAACATAGCCCAATCGCCTGTGCCATTAATGCGTTTTACCATTAGAAAAGCAGGACGAAAACCTAGCCCTGTTATTGCATTGCCAGTAGCTCCTGTACCAGTGTAAGAGCCAAATTTAGAGTAGCCTGAGACAGAGTGGAAACAATAGGCTACATGGTCACGAGCAGAGCCGTTGACACCACCACCGCCTGTTACTGTAAAGGTAGTACTGCTAAAAGCCTTAACTCTATCATCTGCTGTTTCTCCAAAAGTAGCATCAAGATAAAGTGTTTTATTAGTATAATCTATATCTTTGTGCATCACTCTCCAAGATGCAGAGTTTGTTCTGTCTTTGACAATAACCATATCTGGTGATTGTGACAGACCATGCCCAATGGTTGCGCCATCAGTAGCGTTACCTGTATAGGTAGCTATGCTGAAACCTTTTGCGGTATTTGCCTTAACCGAGCTAGTAATACTGCCATCAGTATTGCTAACAGGAGAACCAGAGCCAGCATCCCAAGCCCATCCAACATAGGTTCTACCAGAATAGTTTGAGCCACTACCCGTATCTAATGTAAAACCATCTTCATCAAATGAAACAATATCTGAGGCTGTAAACTCTGCGTTACTATTATCTGAACTTATTACATCTGTTATATCTCTAACAGAATCATACCATTTATGGTTTGTGCCTGAGGTTGACCTTGATTTTGTCCAAAGTAAATCTGGTTTAAATCCCAAACTTTTTATTGATTGTCTAGCAGATGTACCACTCCATGTAACAGCAGAAAATCCTGTAGGAGCTAAGTTGTCACCAGCATCCCATGCCCATGCGACATAAGGGCTACCGCTTGCATTACACTCTGTATTTGACCCAACTGTAAACCCATTGCTATCAAATGAAGATTGTAGTCCTGTTGGTGTATCTTCTGCCACAGTAGAGTTTGAAATTATTCTTTTGCCAGCACCTCGAACACTGTCGACCAACCAATGAGAATTAGTGCTGTTTCTTCTTTTGCCCCATATAAGGTCTGGCTCAAAGCCCACGCCCTCGATGGACTGTGTACTGCCATTACCAGTATAGGTCACAGTGGAGAACCCTTCGGCCTCAGTGGTCTGTTTAAAAGGTAGGTAGAACCCGTTTGTCCCGAAGGTCAGGCTCTGAATGTCTGCGTCAGACTTAGGACGCCACAGTGTATCAGAATACTCGCCAAAGCTGGTTGGGTCTAACTGCTGTCCATCTATGAAGCAGGCGTTGGCTATGTAGCCGTCAGAATAATATCTATTACCTATTTCTGCACCAATTCTGTGTTGAGCCGCTACATTAATGTCTGTATCCCTGTTCTGTGGAATACTTGTTGCACCACCAGTAATGGTTTCTAACTCACCATTAACGTATATTTTAACTCTGTCAGACGCAGTGGATTGCGTTGTATCGCAAGAAAC